ATTTTATAAAATGTCAGCCGTAAAACCACATGCCTTTAGGCGTGTGGATACACGGCGTCCGGTAACATCAACCTTGGTTTTGAATGTATTTTTCAATAATCTCTTGTGAAACCTGTCCTATACTGCAGGCAAAATGCCCATCTGACCAAAGTATTTTGTGTTTCCAATAATGCTTAAATAAAATTTCCTTATAATGTTGCCACATCTGAAATGTACTATATTGTTTTAATTGCTTTACAATGTCTGATACAGATACTTTTGGGCTATATTCAAGTAAAATATGTACATGATCTTTGTTTGTTTCCATTTGAATAATAGTGTATCCATACTTTTCTGCGGCATTGTATAAGAATCGCTTAATATCATCCGCCAGACTGCCTGGCGTGAAAATCTTCTTTCTATATTTGGTCACAAAGATGATATGTACTTTCATGCTATATTTGGAGTGACCACCACGGTCGTAATCATCCATGTTGATCGCGCTCCTATTCTTTTAAGGTTTCGCATTTTCGGTGTTTTGAAACCTTTAGGCATTGTGCTGAAATCGGCTTTCCTGCCATCGATGTCCATAAGGATGGCATATCCCGTGGACATCCTGCCTTTGATGAAATAATCATGCCCAAAGTACCTGACCTTGTCAAACTTCCTGAAGCCGCAGATCTTGTCTGTCACGATAGACTGTTCTGAGCAGATACCCTTTGTTTTCTGAAAATCGCCATCCGAGACACATTTCTTTTTGTAAAGAGGACATTTTACGGTAAACGGGATTCCCTGGGAAGCAATCGTGCACGCATCATAAAAATGTTCCTTATCCATGCCAAGATGCTGACGGTTGGCCTTTGTGACATATCCAAATGTTTCAACGGCATCTGGATAGATTCGGAACAGTTGTTTACGGATCATGTTCATCTGTGTCGCATATTTAAGATTTCCTTTTTCCTTACCGCTTAATCTAAGGCGGATCTTTCCGTCATGTAAGTCTTTGTGGCAGGTATGGCAAAGGGTGACCAGATTGCTTTCCTCGTCAGATCCTCCCTGGCTTCGGAACACGATATGGTGGACTTCCAGGCGGCTGTCCTTATGCCTACCCTTGCAATATTGGCAGGTATAGCTATCGCGGCAGAGGACCATGGCTCTTGTATTCTCGAATCCGTAATTGATACCTTTCTGATATCCCCAGTGTCTGACCGCGGGGTTGGCAAGAGCCGGATTTTTCATAAGATGGGTATCAAACTGCCCCGTCTCGAATACCATCTCCGTGATCGGAAGGATCGACCGGATGTATTCGATTTCCTTAACATGGCTATGGAGCTTGCTCTGCATGGTAGGGCTGAACCTGTCGCCGCGCATGGAATTGGCCCTGTTAAGCCATCTTGCCTTTCTGTAACGGGTCTTGCGGTTACGTCTGTTCCTGCGATACCCTGCCCTTTGTGTCATCTTATCGGTAATATCATTCCTTACGGTTACTTCTGACATGTAAACAACATCGCCGTTGTCTCTTACGACAGCACTGCCAAGAGTGCCGCTCCCTGTGTCCACACCAAGAGTCAGGTTCTGCGTGTAATTTGTTGTTTTGTAAGTCAGTTTGATGGTGAAAGGCTCTCGTTTCTTCACTTTAGCTTTTCCATTTTTAAGCAATAGCCTCGCAATCACGTTGCTGCATGGCATTAGCGGTTTTCCCTCTTGTGAGATGACATAAACCATAGATACGTTCCTCCTTATATATACTCTGTTAAAAAACAGGTAGTGCGTACTTTGCTGTACTGTTACCATACAGCTGTTCCGACCTCAACTCGACAATGATATAAAGGCTTTTTCGGCACATATCACAGGGCTGTTCTTACTCTGACCCAACTTAAATATGTGCGATAGAGCAGCGGTCTGTTGCGTCAACCGCAGGTATCATGACCTGAATATCGTAGTATCCGTTTCTGAATACTTAGTCTGGTGAACCATTTGACAGAAGCCACAGACCTTTATGGTCTGTGGTAGTTCACTCTGCTCAATAAAATCAAGACATGCCTGTACTGCGATTTTCCAGGCGTC